ATTAAAAATGGCAACAGCAGCATACCCAGGTGGATCGGGATCGATCGTAGCAAAGACACAAGCAGATAAGTTTATTCCAGAAATTTGGAGTGACGAAGTAGTAGCTGCTTATAAGAAAAGCTTGATTCTTGCGAATCTAGTAAACAAAATGACCATGAAGGGCAAGAAAGGTGACACGCTTCACATTCCTAAGCCAACTCGTGGTGTAGCAACTGCTAAGGCAGCTAACACAGCAGTAACCATTCAAGCTGATACCGAGACTGAAGTTTTAGTTTCGATCGACCAGCACTTCGAGTACTCACGTTTCATTGAGGACATCGTTGAAGTTCAGGCTCTTGCATCACTCCGTCGCTTCTACACAGAAGATGCTGGCTATGCATTGGCTAAGAAAGTTGATGACACATTGTTCCAATTAGGTAAGTCTTTCGGTAACGGCGACGCTTCTGACTGGACACACAGCAACAGCTTCTACATCGACACATCTACTGGTTTGACTGCTTACGCAGAAGACACTGTAGTTGCTGCTGACGTATTCACTGATGCTGGTTTCCGTGCTCTCATCAAATTAATGGATGACGCTGATGTACCAATGGATGGTCGTTTCTTCGCAGTACCTCCATCACTTCGTGCTGCTATCATGGGCATCGATCGTTACAACAGCTCTGACTTCGTTGATGGTCGTGGTGTTCAGAACGGTCAAATCGGTAGCCTCTATGGTATCGATATCTATGTATCGAGCAACTGCCCTGTAATCGAGACTGATGCTAACAACAGCGTTGGTGGCGATGTTAAAGCAGCTATCTTGGCTCACCGTGATACTATGGTGTTGGCTGAGCAAGTTGGTGTTCGTTCACAGACGCAATATAAACAGGAGTACCTCTCCACATTATATACAGCCGATACACTTTACGGTGTTAAGACTGTGCGTCCTGAAGCTGGTTTCGTACTAGCTGTTAATGGATAAGATGTAAACTAAGATGGGGAGGTTCTAAAGAGCTTCCCCTCTTTTTAAAAGTGTGTTATAATATAGCGTACTTTTAAAAGGATTGTAATGAAATATTGTAACAAGTGTAAAACGACAAAATCTTTTGACTGTTTCACAATGAGTAAAGCTAGGAAAGATAAGTTATCTATTTATTGTAAATCTTGTAATAATGCCTATAAGAAAGCATGGCAATTATCCAATAAAGATAAGATAGCTGCATACGATAAATCCTGGCAAGAAAAGAATAAAGATAAGAAATCAAAGAACTACAAAAACTGGCAGGTTAACAACCGAGCAAAAGTAAATAGTTACAATTCGTATAGACGAGCTTTAGAATTACAGGCAACACCGAAGTGGTTAACAGCTTCTCATAAACTGCATATGGAATGTAAATATTCTTTAGCTGTGATGTTTAGTAAGCATACCGAAGAACAGCATCATGTAGATCATATCGTTCCTTTGAATGGAAAAACAGTTTGTGGTCTGCATGTACCTTGGAATTTACAAGTAATTCCAGCAGTAGAGAATCTTCGTAAATCAAATAAAATCTAGGAGAATATCATTTCTATCTATCGTGGAGCAGGTGGTGCAGGAGACGCTGTAGCAGACTCTGCCAGTGAAGCTTTATTAGTTCGTGAACTCGCTATTGAGGTTCAAGCAGACGCTGATGCTGCTGCTGCAAGTGCAACCAATTCAAGTAACTCAGCCACTGCTGCTGCAAGTTCAGCAAGTGCTGCAAGTACATCCGCAAGCAATGCTGCTACCTCAGCAACCAATGCAAGCAATAGTGCATCCTCTGCATCTACCTCAGCTACCAATGCTGCTAACTCCGCTACTGCAGCACAGACTGCAGAGACTGCTGCTGAACTAGCAGAAACAAACGCAGAGACTGCAGAGACTAACGCTGAAACCGCTGCTTCTGCAGCTTCCTCTAGTGCGTCTACGGCTTCCACACAAGCCACTAACGCTTCTAACAGCGCATCTGCAGCTTCCACTTCAGCCACTAACGCAAGTAACTCAGCTAGTGCTGCTTCTACGAGTGCATCCAATGCTTCTACGTCAGCAACTGCTGCTGCAGGTTCAGCATCATCGGCTTCTACATCTGCAAGCAATGCCTCCACATCAGCAACTAACGCAAGTAATTCTGCTTCTTCAGCTTCAACATCAGCTACAACAGCTACTACTCAAGCAGGTATAGCCACTACTAAAGCAGGTGAAGCAGCTACCTCAGCAACCAATGCAGCTAGTTCTGCATCGAGTGCATCTACTTCAGCTTCAACAGCAACCACACAAGCTACTAATGCTAGTAACTCTGCCAGTGCAGCAGCTACTTCAGCAACTAATGCAAGTAACTCAGCAAGCTCTGCATCAACCAGTGCAACTAATGCAGCGAACTCTGCCACTGCTGCTGCTGCGTCTGCTGCATCTATCAATCCTTCAAGCATTGCCATCACTGGTGGTTCTATCAATGGAACTACAGTAGGAGCTACAACTCCTTCGACAGGTAAGTTCACCACACTAGAAGCAACAGGTGTAACCACAGTACAGGCTGGCACAGTATCCGCCCCAGCTATTACTACTACAGGCGATACCAACACAGGTATCTTCTTCCCAGCAGCCGACACTATTGCCTTTACAGAAGGCGGTGTTGAGGCGATGCGTATTGATTCTGCTGGTAATGTGGGAATTGGTACTACTAACCCTGATATTTTTGCCCAAAGTATTCAAAGATGTTTTGCTGTCTCCACTACTGATGCATCTGCAACAATTAATATTAACGCAGCAAGTGGTTCACGACTTCAATTAGGGGTTGGTGGAACTAGAACAGGAATGTTGTACTCTGACAACGCAAACTACACAGCATTATCTACGGAAACAGCATTACCACTTGTGTTCCTTACTAATCAAACAGAACGGATGCGTATTGACTCTAGTGGTAATGTAGGGATTGGTACTACTAGCCTTACTGCAAAACTTGTTGTTAATGCTACTTATGCGTCTGATACAACTAGGCAATTTATAATTCAAGACAATACAGGTACTTCTTTATCATTTGGTGGTACTGGCGGTGGTGTTAAATGGATTAATTCTGAAAATACAGGTGGTGGAGGTGCGTATCCATTAACATTTCAAACTGGTGGCGCAGAACGGATGCGTATTCACGCTAATGGCAGTGTAAGTATTGGTACTACCAGTTCTGTCGGTAAAGTGTATGTAGCCAATACAGCAAATGAAAATGGCGTACGCTTTGACACCACTTTTAATAATTATACAAGCGTAAATGTATTTTCTGTTATGTTTGGATCAAATACCAACACCACAAACTGTAACCACTTTAATGGTTATTCCGATGGTGCAAACCGTATTTTAATTTATGGTAACGGTAATATTCAAAACCAAAACAACAGTTATGCTGGTATTTCGGACATTAAGTTAAAAGAAAATGTTACTGACACCGCACCAAAATTAGACAAACTTAATCAAGTTCGTGTAGTTAATTATAACTTAAAAGACAACCCTGAACAAAAACTTCTTGGGGTAGTTGCACAAGAACTTGAGCTAATATTTCCTAATATGGTTGAAGAAACAACCGACCGTGATTCTGATGGCAACTTACTAGAAACCACGACTAAGTCTGTTAAATATTCTGTATTTGTGCCAATGCTTATTAAAGCTATGCAAGAACAACAAGCCATTATTGAAAACTTAACCACACGCTTAAATGCGTTAGAAGGAAAATAAAATGAACTACCAATGGAATGTAGTACAGATGGATAGACTTACTTCTGACGGCTTTGTAGTCACAGTACATTACACAGTAAACGCTGTTGATGGTGATTACTCTGCATCGACCTACGGCACAGTAGGCTACACACAAGAGGAAGGTAACATCATTCCTTTTAATAGCTTAACTTCTGAGATTGTAGTTGGCTGGGTAAAAGACTCACTCGGTCAAGAGACTGTAGAAGAAGCATTGGCAGCACAGATTGAGGCTCAAAAGAATCCAGTACAGTTATCAGGATTGCCTTGGTAGTTTTATAAACCGTAGTACAACTAGGAGAATAGCATGGGAAAAGATAAACAAACCCCCATCGTAGTAAATGATGTAGAGTATATGTATGAAGATATGACACAAGAGCAACAAACTCTAGTCAATCACATTGCGGACTTAGACCGTAAGATTAACTCTACTGCATTTAATTTAGACCAGTTATCCATCGGAAAACAAGCCTTCATTAAACTGCTAGAGGATGCTCTGGCGAAACCGAAAGAGTAAAGAATGAGCGACATCAATCCCGTAGAGTACGGTAAACTAGTTAATGCTGTTGAGAACTTAGAGCATAAAGTAAACTCAATGGATAACGACATTAAGCGTTTAGTCGCTATGGCAGAGCGTAGTAAAGGTTCTCTGTGGGCATTGATGGGTGTTGCCTCAGTTGCTGGTGCGTTCATCAGCTATGTTTCAGAGATGTTATTTAAAAAGTAAACCATGAGAGAACTCACAGTATTCGCTAATCTTACAGCTGGTTCATCCAATACTGTTTATACAGTACCTAAAGGATGTAAAGCGATAGCTACATTATTGTTTCTAGCTAACTCAGGTGGAACAACTAAAGCTATCTCTGCTGCAGTGCATGATGTTAGTGAATCTGCTACTGTTCCTATCGTAGGAGCTAAGTCATTAGGAGCAGGAGAGGCTCTTCAGTTCAACCAAGGTCGTATGGTTATGGATGAGTTCGACTATGTTACTGCTACTCCTGAAGCAGGAGCTACTATGAGTTGTATCTTTACAGTAGAGATTGTACAATCCACAGCCTATCAGAACGGAAGCTAATCATGCCACTGAAATCAGGTACATCACAAAAGACTATCTCTACTAACATCCGTAAAGAGATGAAGTCAGGTCGACCACAGAAACAGGCAATTGCAATAGCCCTATCAAAAGCAGGTAAATCTAAACCACAACCCAAGAAAAGGAAATAATATGCCAATGGTCAAGGACAAGAAGTTCCCTTACACAGCTAAGGGTAAGAAAGAAGCTAAGTCGTATGCTAAGAAAACAGGAGCTAAGATGACTACTCCTAAAGCTAAACCAGCTAAGAAGATGGGTATGAGTCGTGGCTACTAAGCCTGGTTTATATTCTAACATCGCAGCCAAGAAAGCCCGTATCAAGGCTGGCTCTGGTGAGAAGATGCGTAAGGTAGGTAGCAAAGGTGCTCCTAGTGCTAAAGACTTTAAGGATGCTGCTAAGACAGCTAAGAAGAAATGAAGAAAGACAGTAAGCTAGAACGGGTAGGTGTTAGTGGCTATAACAAGCCTAAGAAGACACCTAACCACCCTACTAAATCCCATGTGGTAGTGGCTAAATCTGGAGACCAGACCAAGACTATTCGCTTTGGACAGCAGGGTGTATCAGGTGCAGGAGCTGCTCCTAAGACCCCAGGAGAGAAGGCTCGTCAGAAGAGCTTCAAAGCTAGGCATGCAGCTAATATAGCCAAGGGTAAGATGAGTGCAGCATACTGGGCTGACAAGGTTAAGTGGTAAATAATGCTTGACTTTTATAATAAATTGTGATATAATATAGGTTATGGCTACCCAAAAAGAATACGACCCTTATAAACAACTGGATTCTCAGAAAAGAGCAAACAAAGCCTATCAATCTAAGACAGAATATAAAGCAATAAAGAACTACTTAGGTACTCCTAAAGGAAAAGAAGCTGGTAAAAGGTCTAAACTAAAAACAAAATATGGCATAACTCTTGAGGAATATAAAGAGAAGTTGCTTAAACAGCAACACAAATGTAGCATATGCGGGATAGATGAAGCTGAAGAAACTAGTAGTTTATGTGTAGATCATGACCATGCAACAGGTAAAGTCCGTGATTTACTGTGTTCCAAATGTAATGTAGGTTTAGGAATGTTCAAAGAAAATATTGAAACACTAGCTTCTGCTATTAGCTATCTTAATAAACATAGAGAAAATAAATGAACTACATCCAGCTTGTAAATTCTGTATTGCGTAGACTACGAGAGACTGAGGTTTCTTCTGTAGCAGATAATGCTTACTCTAAGCTTATCGGTGAGTTCGTTAACGATGCTAAGCGTCAGGTTGAGGATGCTTATCCTTGGAATGCCTTATCAGAAACCCTCACTGCAGTAACTGCTGACACTATCTTTAACTATGTTCTTGTTGGTTCTGGACAACGGTTTAGGGTTATTGATGTCCTAAATGATACCAGCAATTCTATCGTTCAAAATGCCACTACTCGGTGGATGAATGATCAGTTCCTCCTCACTTCAGTACAGAAGGGTTCTCCTGCGTACTACAACTTCAACGGTACAAACTCCAACGGTGATACACAAGTAGACTTATTCCCTGTTCCTAATGGGGTTTATGATATTCGTTTCAACGTAATCAAACCACAAGTAGCTCTAGCTGCTGATGCTGATGTTCTCTTAGTTCCTTCTGAGCCTGTCATCTTTAATGCTACTGCAAGGGCTATCGCAGAGCGTGGTGAAGATGGTGGTGTCTTAGCTGGTGAAATGGCATTCATTTACAACCAGTCCTTAGCTGATGCGATTGCTATTGAGTCGGGTCGTTATATCGAAGAATCTGCTTGGATGGCTTATTAATGGCTGAAGCTCTATCAACTGGATCGATTGCAGCCCCTGGCTTCTTAGGGTTAAACACTCAAGATAGTTCTATTCAGTTAGACAGTGGGTTTGCATTAGAGGCTAATAACTGCGTAATCGATCGCTACGGTCGTATCGGTGCTCGTAAGGGGTGGACTACAGTCAACTCTACTGCAGCGTCTACAGGCTCGTTTAGGGCTATCTATGAGCTTATTAAGGATGATGGTACTGTTGTTATCTCTGCAGCCAACAACAAGATCTACACTGGAACTACTACCTTAACAGAGGCTGTAGTTCGTAACAGTACAGATACAGCTAACTTAACCTACACTATTACAGACAACAACTGGCAGATCAGTGGTATGCCTTATGACACTGGAGCTACTCCTTCAGGTCACGGTATCTTGGTTCAAGAAGGACATCCTGCTTTAATCTATCATAAGCTAGGTGCTACTGCTCATGCTCATACTGGTTCATATGGCTTTCAGCGTTTAGGCGATGTAGCTACTAACCTCCCAGTAGGAAAGACTGTAACTAACTTTACTCCTAACTGTGTCATGACTGCTTATGGTCGTGTCTGGGTTGCTGACATGCAGGATGATCGTCAAACTGTATATTTTAGTGACTTACTAAACCCAGCTGAATGGAAGGTAGGTACATCAGGTTACCTTAACATCAGTGAAGTAGTTCCTAACAACGATCCTATCGTAGCTATTGCAGATCATAATGGCTTCTTAATTATCTTCTGTACTCGTCATATTGTTATCTACACTAATCCTGTAGATCCATCACAGATGACGTTGCAAGATGTAATCGTAGGTGTTGGTTGCTTGGCTAGAGATTCAGTCGCTTCTATTGGTACAGACTTATTGTTTTTATCTTCTACTGGTGTTCAGTCTTTACAGCGTGTAATCCAAGAGAAGTCATTACCATTCAGAGATATCTCTAAGAATGTACGAGATGATTTGTTGTCTTTGGTAACATCAGAGACAGCTAAGAACATCAAGGCTACTTACTTTCCTACAGATGCTTTCTATTTGTTGTCTCTTCCTAGCTCAGGCTTTACCTATTGCTTTGATACTAGAGGTATGCTGCAGAATGGAGCAGCTAGAACTACTGTATGGAAACAGATTAACCCTACAGCCTTCTGCTTAACACAGAACAGAGAGCTATTGATTGGACAGCCTGGATATATAGGTAAATACAATCTTTATGAAGACAATGGTGCTAAGTACCGTATGTCATACTTTACTAACTACTTTGACTTTGGTTCTGCTACTACGAATAAGATTCTAAAGCGTATCAATGTAACAGCTATTGGTGGCTCTAATCAGCCTATCGCTATTAAGTGGGGTTATGACTATACTCGTAACTACTTCTCTCGTGGTATTGTACTGCAGCGTGTAGAGGTGTGGGAATACGGTACAGCAGAATACAACATAGCTACATACACTAACGGTATTGCTTTGGATATTGCTAACATTCCAGCATCAGGTTCTGGTACTGTTCTTCAGTTAGGCTTTGAGTCTGACATCGATGGTACTCCTCTTTCAATTCAGAAGATAGACTTCTTCCTTAAACAAGGTAAAACACTATGAGTAATTACACCAAAGCAACTAACTTTGCTACTAAGGATACACTCCCTACAGGCGATTCAAATAAAATTGTTAAGGGTACAGAGATAGATAACGAGTTTAATTCTATCTCTGGTGCTATTAGCTCTAAAGCAGACATTGCATCTCCTACATTCACAGGTACTCCTGCTGCACCTACAGCTACTGCTGGTTCTAACACTACTCAGCTGGCTAATACTGCTTATGTAAGGGCTGAGATTACAGCACTATCATTAGGTAACATGTCTACTCAGGCTAAAAGTGCAGTAGATATTACTGGTGGCACTATCGTAGGTATTACTGACATAACTGTAGCTGATGGCGGTACAGGTCGTTCTACTTTAACTTCAAATGCTTTGCTAGTTGGTAATGGTACTTCAGGTATTAACTCTATATCTCCTGGGACTAGCGGTACTGTACTAGCATCTAATGGAACTGCTTGGGCAGCTACAACTATTAAAGGATTAGGATTAGGCGGGGAAGTCTGGAATAACGTAACTGGTTCTAGAGCTGCAAGTACTACATATACTAACTCTAGAAGCTATCCAATTATGTTTGCAGTATCTGCTTTAAAAGACTCTGCTAGTAATACCCAAGGTTCGCTTGAAATGGTTGTTAACGGAGCAACTATTACTCGAGTTCAATCCCGTGTTGGAAACAATATAGACCACAACACAGTTGTTTTGTCATCAACTGTGATTGTTCCTCCAGGGCAAACCTATAGTGCTACTCTTAATGGTACTACTTATTTAGAACTATGGAATGAACTGTATTAATGGTTAAAGTACCTGTAGTAAATCGTAGAGACTATACGATGTATCTCGAACTCTACAGTAACATGCTTTGGTTTCATACAGATGTATTTAAGTGGACACCAGAAGTAAAGAAAGAATACCTTAAAGATTTAGATGTATTACAGAATTTAGTAACAGTACCCTTAGTAGCACTAGTAGAAGAAACAGACAGTAAGTTAGCTAAGTTTGGATTATCTACAGGTTGGACTAAGTTTAATAAATTAACATTGAATGATACGAAATATGATGTATACACTAGGAGCAAATAATGGGTAAGGCAGTCAGTAGTATTGCAAATATATTCACAGGAGCTGACAGCACTAAAGCTGCTGGTGAACAGGCTGCAGCACAGCAACGAGCTGCTGCTCAAGGAGCTGCATTCAGACCAGTAGGAATGACTACTCGGTTTGGTTCATCTCAGTTCACTCGTACAACTGATCCTGCTACAGGTCTTCCTTATATCTCTTCTGCAGGATATACTGCTGCTCCTGAGTTAGAGGCTCTACAGAACCAACTGTTTGGTAACTTTGCTGGTGGTGCTGACTTTGCTCAGCAACAAGCAACACAGTTTGGTGCTCTATCTCCTGCTGCTCAGAGAGCGTTTGAATTAGGAGGACAGTACATGGCTGCTTCTCCTGAACAAGCTGCTCAGGACTTCATGCGCACACAGCAAGCTATCTTAGCCCCTAGTCGTGAACAACAATATGGTGCTCTTCAGAACAGATTGTTTCAGACTGGTCGTGGTGGATTAGCTACTGGCGGTACTGTGGCTGGTAACATGCAACAGGCTAACCCTGAGTTAGCTGCATACTACAATGCGATTGCTAACCAAGACTTAGCATTAGCTGGTCAAGCAGAACAAGCTGCACAGCAGCGTATTGGTTTTGGTACTAGCTTGTTTGGTACAGGTGCTGGATTCCTTGGTACTCAAGCACAAGGAACAGCTGCTGCATACAGCCCACTACAAACTCAGTTAGGTTTATCTGGTCAAGTAGAGAACATGGCTCAGATGCCGTATCAGTTAGGTATTCAGTTAGGACAAGCACAACAACCTGGTCAACAAGTTGGTGTACAAGCTCTTACACAAGCTGCTCAGACTCAATATGGTGCTACTCAGGCTGCTAACGCTGCTAATGCTCAGTTCTGGGGTGGTTTAATCAGTGGTGGTGCTACAGCATACGCTGGTAGAAAACCTTAATAAGGAAATATTATGGCTATTGCTCCAAGTTTTACTACAGGTTTACTAGGATACGATCCTTTAGAACAACAGCGTCAACAACAGAAGATGTGGGCTGGTATGTACGGTCAAGCTTCGTCTCCTTATGAGAAGATTGGTATCGGTATTGGTCAATTAGGAGGTGCTTTGATTGGCGGTCTAATGGGTGACAGCCCTCAGCAGAAGAAAGAGAAAGCTGTAGCAGAAATTAAACAGCAAGCTGATTCACAGTTTACTCCTGGTAGTCCTGAGTACTTCCGCTTTGTAGCTGAGAACTTACCTGCAGAGTATGCTGACTCACGAGCCTATGCTGCACAAGAAGCAATGAAAGCTGAAACAGCTGCTCAGAAGATGTACTTAGACAGAGTTAAAACAGTTACTGAGAACCCAGCACAAATGGGTATTGTTTCTGCTCCTATCTCTGCTCAGATTCAGTCTCAGATTGCTAAGATGTCTGTTGGTGGACAACCACTAAATGAGAAACAGATTGCTGAATTACAGGCTTCTCCTCAGTATCAACAACTAGTAGGATTAACATCTGCTCAACAAGCTGGTGTAACTAAACAAGCCCCTGTAATCGGTGAGCGAGTTAATCAAGCACTGTATGAAGACGCACTTCGTCGTGCTGGTGGAGATCCTATTAAAGCTGCTCAAATCTATGATGCTGAAGAGCAAGCTAAGAAGAAGGGTGTTGCTGCTGCTGGTGTAGCTCCTGCTCCTGGTAATGTTCCTTTGACTGTATTAAAACAAGCTCAAGATATTGTTAATGAATACACTTCAAAACCTAAATTAGCTTTAGATAACATTGGTCGTATTGCTGTTATTGGAGAACAGGTTAAAAAGAATCCTACTGTGCTTCCTCAGTTTAGACGTGAGTTAGTTAAGCTTGCTGGAGACAGTCAGATTGGTCAGAATGAAGTTAAAGCTATCCTTGGTTCTGAAGGTTTTGCTTCTGATGTTATTAATGGTGTTAATAACTTTTTAGAAGGTAAGCCAACTAATGTTAAAATTGATAATGTTCTTGCAGGTGTTAAAGCACTAGAAGTGTATACAGCAAAACAATACGATACAGGTAGACAGAAAGCTAAAACTGTTTTAGATCAAGGCAATATTGCTCCTGAAACACGAGATGCTATTCTTCCTCCTGCTTATCGGATGCCTATACCAGCCCCAAAAGTTGGAACAGTAAAAGGTGGATTTAAATTTAAAGGTGGAAATCCTGCAGATGAAAAGAACTGGGAGGCAGTTAAGTAATGGCTAATCCATGGGAAGAGTATCAAGCAGCACCTGCACGAACAGGTACTGTATCGGTAGAGCCTTGGACAGAGTACCAAGGACAAGTAGTTGAGCAACCTACTCGTGAAGACAAGATCAGTAACTTTCAGTACATTGCTAATCAAGCTAAACTAGGTCTTACAGACAGTCTTGTCTTAGGCGAAGCTATCATTGATACCTTTGCTATTGATCCTTTTGCTAACTTAGTTGGCAGAGGTGAGAAGGGCGGCATTGTTGAGCGATTCGGTAAGAATGTAAAGCGTCTACAAAAAGCTGCTGCTACAGTTACTGGTGCTGAGGCAGAAATGCCTCCTCCTAATGCTGTTGCTGAGATCGTAGGTAGCGGTACTCGTATGCTTACAGATCCTTTAGGATACTTGGGCAGTGGTGCTCTTAAAGCAGGTTCTTCTGTTGTAGAACGGGTTGCTCCTGTAGTTGGAAGAGCTACTGGTTTATTTAGTATTGGTGCTTCAGCTGGTGGTGGTGGTGTTGTAGGTCAAGAAGCAGAGAAAGCACTCACTGGAGAAGATACAGGGACTGGTAAGGCTATCGGTCAAGTGGCTGGTATTGCTACAGGTATTGCTCCTGCTGCAGCTATCGAGACAAGCATTAGTACTTTGTCTAACTTTGCAAAGCAGCTTAAAGACAAGTACAGCATGGTTAAAGCAGATCCTGACGCAGCTAGTCAAGCCTATGCTTCTGGAGCAGCTAAGCGTCTATTAGACATCATAGCTAAGAGCACACCAAGCCAGAACATTGATGCTATCATGAATGAGTTCAAGCGTGTTGGTCAAGTAGTTGGTACAGGTGATGTTCCTTTACTTGTAGCCATGAGTGATAACCCAATTGTTCAAACAGAAGTAACTCGTTTAGTTAAGTCTAATCCTGGTGTACGTCAAGAGATTGACAGAGAGTTAAACACATTCTTACAGAACGTAGATCAAAAGAGTACTGATCTGTTTGGTAATCGTTACACACCTATTACAGGTGCTAAGACTCCCTTAACAACTCAAATCAACAAGAACATTAAGCTTCGTCAAGCAGTAGACGAGAAGCTTGATGATTTGACTACTCGTTTTCCTGAGCCTGACAATGTTAAGTTAGGTCTAGATACTCAAAGACTGGTTGACATACGGGCTGCTGCTGCTAAAGCAGAGATGCAACCAATGTATGATGCTCTTAAAGACGGTGCTAAGAAAGCAGGTGCTACGCTGCCTGATGTAGGTGTTCGTGATATCCATAGCTTTGTAGTAGCAAACAACATGCAAGATATCTTTGGTCGTCGTACTCGTCTAGATAATCTCATCACTAAGAACTTTGCTCCTCAGAATGGAGAATACTTTCCTGTTAACTTTGATACAGTTATCTCCTTAAAAGAAGAGATTAATCGTGTTCAGCGTTCTGTTAAGATGGACGAAGTAGCTAAGATGCGTCTTAATGAACTAGAGGATGTAGTTGATGCAGCTAGAGAGAAAATTCCTGGCAATTGGAATCAAGCTCTAATAAATGCTGATAAGCAGTACTACGAGAAGATTGGTGTTCCATTTGGCGCACAAGGGATTAAAGACATTGGCTCTAGAAAGTATACAGAGCAAGTAGCTCCTCAGATTGTTAAGAATGCTGATAGTCTCCGTCAATTCTTAAAAGCTGGTGGAGATGAAGGTGTTACTATTGCTGACAATGCCATCATGTCTGAAGTGTACAAGCGGGTAATCAAGAATGATGCTGTAGATCCACGAGCACTAGCTAAGTATATCAAAGATAAGTCTGCTGTTATTGATCAGATCCCAGGTATGCGTGAGAAGTTACAAGCCACTCTATTTGATGATAGCACTCTTAAGCTTACTCGTAAGGACTTAGATGATAAGGTTGCCTTAGCTGAGAAACAAGTAGCTGATAACTTTGTTTTAAGTGTTAAGGATTCAGATGGTATTGCTGTCCCTAATTACTCTGAACTAGCTAGTCGCTTATTCACTGATCCACGATTCTTTGGTAAGATTACTAAAGACTTGTCTCAGTTGGATAAGAAGACCTCTGCAGCAGTGATGCGTAACATCCAAGCTGAGGTAGTAGAGAAGGCTCGTAACAGTACTGACGGCGGTGTAGGCTTCTTAACCAGTCCTAAGAACAAGGCTGTTATTGACAAGGTGTTTGGTACAGGTTATCAACAAGAAGTAAAAGATATCTTAACTATGTCTGATGCCTTGCAGAAAGCAGATATCTCTAAGATAACAGCTGCAATTAAGACAGGAGATACGGACGTACTTGGTCAGATTGTTCCTGGTTTAGATGTGCCTTATGTTGCTTCTACTTTGCGTGACCGTATCTCTAGTAACTTCCAGAAGGCTGTAAGACTGCTTAGCAGGGCTAAAACAGCTCAGTTGAGGACAGATACTGACGACGCTATAAAACAGCTCCTGCTTGATCGTAATGGCATGCAAAAGCTACAAGCAATTAAGAATACTATGGACTTTAAGCTACAGAATCCTGCTAGTTTAAAACAAGTCGTGGATGCTCTTGATTCAACCCTGCCACGTTATATGTACGGTATTGTTAAAGAGTCTACTCTTCCAGAAGCTGCTCCACAAGAGCCACAGCAGAATGTACCTTTCGGAAGCTTTGTACAATAATATTTATATTATGAAGAACTATGGCAGACCAATACGGAATAAACGAAGGAGTAAAGACTCTCACAAGTAGCTTAGATGTTGCTCGTGAGAGTGCTAAATCATTAACTAAAAGCATCGAAAATGTCCAGAAGGATGGAGCTGAGGTAGCGCAACAGAGAGCTGCTGAAAGACGTAAATCACAGCAGTATCAGGTAGACAATACAGTCATGAGAGCGTTTAAAGAATACGAGATTATCCAAGAAGTAAAGAAGATGGAAACTCGTATGAAGGCTGAAGTGATAAACAAGCATGGTGCTAAAGCCTGGGATGATATACAAGCTATCAAGCAGCGGATGCTTAAAGAAGAGATGCAAAACAAAAAGATGTTTGATGCAGATATGCAAGCAGTTAGGAGAGTACAGATATACTGTTTCTTAGCTGCCGCAGTAGTTTCTTATTTTATAGTCTGGGGAGACAAGTAATGCTAACACTAATTTCAACTGCCTTATCATTCTTAATGGGTGGTTTGCCTAAACTGATGGACTTCTTCCAGGACAAGTCTGATAAGTCTCATGAGCTAGAATTGGCTCGTATGCAGACTGAGAGAGAACTACAGATGATGGAGCGTGGCTTTATTGCTCAGGCTCGTGTAGAAGAGATTAGGACAGAGCAAGTACAGATGGAGACACAAGCTCAGGAACGCTCTGCAATGTACGCTCATGACATCGCTATAGGTCAGGGTGCTGCTCAGTGGGTTATCAACCTCAGAGCCTCTGTAAGACCTGTTGTAACCTATTTATTCGTGTTATTGTTGATAGTGGTAGACATTGCTTCTATTTGGTGGGCTTGGTCTTCTGGTGCTGCTTTTGCTGAAGCTATCCCAATGGTCTTTGATGCAGATGAGATGCAGATTCTAGCTTCTATTATTGCTTTCTGGTTTGGTACACAAGCTTTCTCTAAGAAATGAAAGTAAGTGCTAAAGCCCTTGAGGTTATCCGTCACCACGAGGGTGTCCGTACTAAGCCATATCAGTGTCCTGCTCTGTTATGGACTATTGGTGTGGGTCATGTTATCGACCCTAACCATGCTCGTGTTCCCTTAGCGGAGCGTAAAGCGTTACCTATCCCTGATGGATGGAATAGGACAATAACGATGGGAGAAGTAGATGATATTCTTAGAGATGATCTTAACCGCTTTGAGCGAGGTGTCGAGCGATACTGTCCTGTTCCTCTTACACAAGGGCAGTTCGATGCTCTTGTTAGCTTTAGCTTCAATGTGGGTCTTGGAACACTACAGCGATCAACCCTCCGTCAGAAGGTTCTTCGTGGAGACATGGAAGGTGCTGCAGAAGAACTTCTCAAGTACACGATAGGTGGTGGTAAGATTCTAAAAGGATTAGTCAATCGTCGCAATGACGAGAGAGCAATGTTCTTATCATAAAAAGACAGCCCCGATTAAAGGGCTGCCATAAAGTGCTAGTCTTTGGGATTAGCTAACATTAATCGTACTATACCTAGATCAAGAACGTAATACTTAACATCGTCTTCATCTACATATTCAAACCCAATCATAAAACCGTATATAAAGTGTAGTTCTAAAATCATATTGTACATCCTCCAGCTGTGCAGCTTAGCATTTGTGCTCCTTCGACATTATCGTCATACTCCTGGAAGTTATCCCAATCAATACCGCTAGGTTGCTGATCAAGTAGCTTCTTGTAATCCTCTTCAGTACACTCTTCATAAGGTGCTTGTCGATATGTTCCTCCATCCATTGGAAGGAAAGACACACCAGTAACCTCATCGAAGTGCTTGTACACCCATGCCCCTACTTCCATCCACTCCTTCTCTAAGACAGAGATAGTGACTGATGGCTTGTGCTCACAGTAGTGACGCTGGTAAATCAACCACAATCGCAAGTGCTCAACAGCAGTCAAGTCCTCACGAAGCAAAGCACCTTCAGCTACTGCAACAGGGAAACTAAATACTGTTGTAGACTCAGGCTTCATCACACAAGGCTCACCAATAAACCCTGACTTCAGCATGAACTGAGTTAGAGGATCTTTATTGTCAGCTCGTACACGACGAATATAATACTGACTATGCTGAGGGTGAATGCCAGATGCGGTAGAACAGAGTTGTGATACAGTTCCTTCGGGCTTAATAGCCGTAACCGCAACACTCTGATTGATTCCAATAGCAGCAGCAAATTCAGCATTAGTAGCAACAGCAGCATCTCGTAGTTTCTCCAATAGTCCTGGTAATTCCTTATCATCTGGGTCATTCAGTAAAGCATTGTCCAAGATACCTGTCATCGACACACCTAAGAGTGCTTCTTCTTCAGTGTTCTTCTGCCATATCTTACGAAGGTAAGGGAAGTTAGTTAACGATGCTTGGAATGTACCCAAGATAGTAGCTAAACGAACCTTGTTCAAGATATCCTCGAAGGTGTCTGTACTGCGGATAATACAAGAAGACAGGTTACAGAACTGATACGGACGCAGGATAATCTCTGAGCACGGATTAGTACCAAACTCATAGCTTGCATCACGACGACCATTCTTAGCAGCTTGCTGTTGACTGGCTTCACGATTAAAGATACCACGCTCGCCAGAGTGTGACTCATAAATGCTTGTCCACTCACGCATGAACTGACCAATTGCAGGTGTCTCTTCATATGTAGCTGAGTTGTTAGCTAATGCTCGTTGACCTTGTCCATCCCACCAGTTACCTGCCTTAGCATGTGCCATCTTGTCGTCTGTCAAATCAGACAAGCTGATCATAGCGGAACGACGCACTCCTCCCACCACAACAACTTCCCCGATCTTGCATAGAATGTCATGACACTCCAGCGAACTGAGCTTTCGTCCAGCTGCTGTCTTAAACTTACTAATAACAAACTTGAAGAGGTCTTCCAGTGGCTGTGCTCCAGATGCTCTGCCGCCAAAAGTCTTAAGCCTAGCCCCTGCAGGTCGGACTTTCGACACGTCATACTTTGGAATCTCGCCAGAGTATAGAAGAGCGATGAGTTGTCGAAGTGATTTCGCCCACCCTTCTTTACTATCCGACACCATAATAGAAGTCTGACTAGCAAACAACTGGTCTGGTACTTCAGGTAACTTAGTAACATATTGCTGCTCCACAGAGAATCCAACACCAGTACCACACAACAGGATATACATCGCCTCATCGAATGCTTTAGGATCATCGATAGGAAGATAGCTACAGTTGAATGCTGCTACATTCTGACGCTCTAATGCATTACCAGCAGTCATCACTGCTCTCATAGAAGGCACTACATCCAGGTGTGTTACTGCATCTTGCAGCTCTTTACGCAGCTCAGGAGTCAGCGTATAGTTCTGCTTAGTAGCTAAGTGCTTCTCCATGAAATCGAAGTAACGTGCTACAGTTTCACCCCAATGCTCACGACGATTTTTATCATCGAGAAACCGTGAGTAACGGCTCTTGGCAATGAAGGTATTGTAAGGTGTCATTTGATATTTGTTGGTCATTCAGTCTCTTCCCAGTCTACCTCTTTGCAGAGGCTCTCATAATTGTTTTCAATGTTATCGCTAAAACTATCGACAAGCTCTTCTGAAGATATGTTTAATAACTCCAGAAGAGATACCTCATCTAAACGCTTTAGTCGCTCTTTTAACTCAGGCACTGTCAGCGTTAACACAGTTTACTTCTTCTTCTTAGGTGCAATCTTAGCTGCCTTAACAGGCTTAGCAGCTGCAGCTTCTACCTTAGATCGTGCTCGATACTTAGCGATAGCGTCCTGTGCTTTGGATACTGCAGTAGCTAACTCATTCAAGAAGGCATCAGCGTTCTTATCGTAGTCTGTTACCCACAAGTACACATAATCTCGTGCTCCACCGCTGACTGTTACGTTAACTTCCCAGTTATCGTGATCCCAATAGTTTCCCTGTAAATTTACAAACTGATTGTCTTCAGGGAAAAACTTACTATGTGCTACCTTCTCTTTTGCTTTACGCATCTGTAACTCCTGTATTAATTGTTTAAGACTACCTCTGATTGGTGATGTTTCACTCATATATTATACTCCTATTTACTACTATTGTCAATCATTCGTTGTAGATACCACTGAGCTTTCTTCAGATCCTCTACTCCGTTCTTGTGCTTCCATCGCCACAGATACTTGATTGCATTGCCAGTACACATTGCTTCCATTCCTTGTAGGTCTTTCACCACTTGTGCAATAGCATCGATACACTCGATAGATCCTTGGGTATAATGACTAGGTGAGTTAACCATGTCTTCCTTATCATCTGCAAAGTCCATCTGTACTAATCCCCTAAAGTAATTCTCAAGAGTAAACTCTGGTTCATGTCGTTCACCGTATGGCTCAGGCATTGCTATCATAGATACCTCTTCTTAAGAAAGTCAAGAGACACAAACATCTCATCGAAACAACCATCTTTCACCTCATGCAACACTACGATACCTCTCCAGTAGTGATTACCTTGAGCACCCATGTAATCCTCATCATGCTCGTAGCAGCTACCAGCTATAATAGCCGTAAGCGTCTTGCCATCTGCTCTAATAGCGTAAGCAACTTGTCTACCTTGCTGGTGACCCACAACACACGACTGGTGTTTCTTGGAGATGATGGCTGCAGCTGATCCAACAGGACGGTTAAGAGCACCAGCAGTGACATAATGGGCATAAAGAACACCATCAATAATAACAGGCTGCTCAAACGGTAGAACATCCCAACCAGCTTTCTCATATCCTAAGTCCTCTAAAGAGATAGTCCCATCTAGCATTGAATCGTTCTCTATGGCACGATTGATACGATGCTCATGGTTACCTATAGTCAACACCATGCGTGGCTTGTAGACCTTCTCCTTGTTCCTACGCTGCCTGTCTTGCAGTTGACGTAGTGGCTTTAAGAGGACGTCCATTGCACTATGAACTGCTTCAACATCATGCTTATATCGTCTACCTTCAAAGGACTTCTTACCCTTGTCGTAGCTAGATAAGCTTGGCATGTCCGCAAAGTCTCCAATATTAACAATAACATCAGGACGCTTCTTAACAATGTAGTTGCCAACTGCTTTCAAGAAAGTGAAGTCTTGCCCTGGCTTTACCTGTACATCGGGTATCACTAAGTGTGTCGGCATTATTCATCCTCTGGATCTAGCGGATTATGATAATTCTCTTTTGCTTTACCAATTGGATAACCATATACAAGTGACAACAGTCTGTCAAAGTGTTCCTGTAAGGTATCATAACGAGTACCGTCAGGTAGATTCATATCAATCGATGCAGCTGAATGATCAGGTGCGCCTTCGTATTCTACTAAGTGTACAATTAGTTTCATAGTTCATTCCATTTCTTATCTTTCCAGAAGTAGACTTTATTGTCTGCTCCTAATCCCAATACGGTAAAGTTATCTTGACCTCCGATAACATTCCACTCTTTGATTATCACTGGTTGTTTCTTTGTAGCCATTTACTTTCCTTTAACTAAAAGTAGAACATCTACCTGGTGCTTCAGATCGTTTAGTTTCTGTAGCATATCCAAGAAGTGTTCAGCATCGACTAAGGCTAGTGGCTTACTGTTATTCTGTTTCAAGATAACGAGTGGCTCTACTAGTCCATGTGTCTTTGCTTGTTCGTAATCCTTAAACACTGCAACAGCTTTGCGATTCTTGCATTCAATCGTGTAGCTGACCAGCGACCTAGCGAGAGGACTAAGTTGAACATCCTCTCCACCCGCTCCCATGCTCGTTGACCTGCAATCATCGGGACTCAGCACTGGAAAGCGCAGTA